TTGCAGCTTTTTGCAAATCAGTTTCAGCTCCCTTAGTTGGGTTGGCTTGATTGTCTGACATTGTATTTTCCTTGTTTATATTAAGTTCCTCTTATGAGGTTGACTTATCCTAATCATTTTGATTAGAATTTTTGGTTTTTGATACTTTTACGAAAATCTTCTAACTGTTTATTAGCCAATTTTCCTGTATCTAAAATTTCTCTAATATGCTGTTCAACTTTACCTACAATATTGTAGGCTAACCAAAGTTTCTCTCTAGTTTCAGTTTCCTTTGCACCGGTATTAAATAAACTTTCAGCATATAGCTTTTTAAGTTTATCTAACGACTCTTTAAACAAAGGATTTTCTAAAAGTTGTTTAGCCTTGTTTGACTGGCTCAGTTCCTGTTGGAGTTTTGCCTGTTGATCCTTGTCCATATAATTTACTCACTTCATCTTGTACTGCCTGTGATTCTTTTGCTGCTTGTCTAAAATCTTTTGTTGATTCTGCAATTAACATTTTATTTAAATCGGCATCGGCTTTTATTTGTTGTGAATCTATTTGAGCATTGTATTTTAATTCAAGCTCTTTTAATTTAATTTCGTTATCGTAAAGAGTTTCTGCATTTTGCGATTTAACTTTTTTCAGCTCAATTTCAAGTTCTGCAATTTTTCTCTGTTCTTCACTTGCTATTCGTTTGAACTCAATTTTTTCAATTGGAGTTAATGGTGGTGGAGGTGGTGGTGTAACCATCTCTTTACCCATGTCAGGATTAACAAAATAATTCTCAACATTTTTCAATCCTGCATTTTCAATAATTTTTGCTAAACTATTATAAATATTTTTAAGACTAACCATTGGGTACTCTCTGTTGCCCTGCAATTGGAAAGCTTGTAGCTGTCTTTCTAAAATATTGTTAAGCATTATAATTTGTTGTTCTTTAGAACCACTACCCAATCCTACTACTATTGAAATATTATATTTATTTCTCCACTCAGTAGGTTTTACTGGTATGAACTGATTGTTTAATTCTACAATTCTTTCTTTGTCTTGATATTTACAAGTAAGTTCAAATATTCTTCTAAATAAATCTTTAATTCCTGTTTCAGCAAATACTCTAGCAATAAGTTCCATTCTCATTTGAGATTGAGTCATTATTGCATTAACACCAGTTGCAGTTTTATTTAAACTATCTGCATCTAGGCCTTGACTGTATCTTGTAACACCAGTTCTAGTTTCTCTAACTGTATCTAAGTATTCTAATAATGGAAATGCCTGTTGCGAAATCGTTTGTGATTGCATTGGCATCATAACCTGTGATGGTGGTTGCTTAGTCCTTACAACTCCTCCAGGTCTTGAAGTTAAAAGATCATCCAAGTTGACCATACCATCCATGATGGCAACCCTGTTGTTATTAGTTAAATACATATTGTCTAATAACTGTCGCATAACAGTTGATTTAACTAATTGAACATCTTCTACTAATTCAGAAACTGATCTACCATAAAATCTGTGAGGCATTGGGATTGGTGTTAATGAACAGAAAGGAATATTATCGCAAGGCATATTCTCTAAAACTTCATAACTACCAGAACCTGCTACACAAACCTTTCTTAATTCTGCAACACCATCATCATCCATATCAGCTCTGATGTAGCACTCATAAATTTCTATTTCTTGGGTTGCGTTGTCTGGGGCATTTGTAAATGGTGCTTGATCTATGTCTTTGTATCTTGTAATTCTTTCGCTATTTAGAGTAGCATTATTTGAAGTAGGTAAATTTTCAACAGTTTCTCTGTCAAAACCCATTTCAATTAAATCGGATCTAGTTTTTAAAACTCTGTGAGCTACAAAAGTTGCATCTTCAATTGTCTTAGCTGTTTTTTGTATTAAAAATTCTTCAGGTGGTACATTTTCTATCTTAACTTTACCACCCATTGATGTTCTTTTAACAACACAGTTATAAAGCATCGGTTCTGGCTCATCTTCAACTAATCTACCTTGTGCCTCAGCTTCTGCTGCTAAAGATTCCATCGCTTCTTTCATTTTCTCATCAACGAAAGACTCTTTTTCAACTATTTCAATATTTTCATCGTTTAAAAGTATTTGGTATTCTTGTTCGTTTAAATTTTGATAAGTTTCTTGTTCAACTTTTTGACTTTCATCCCAAAAAACTTTAATAACTCCATTTTTTTCTAAAAGAGCATCTTTAAACCAAGTGTATAAAATACTAAAACCAGGATTATCTTTATTGAAAATGTAATTTATGTAATTTGTAGCTTGGTCTGCCAAAGGTACATCTTCGCTTTTAACCGGTTCGCATCTTACCACTTGATCTGATGCTGTAAAAATTCTTAAAAGGTTAGGCAGGATAGTTTCAATGGTATCAGCAACATCGGTTGATACGACCTGCGATCTTCCATCTATTTCTGTGCCTAATTTATCACCCATATAATACTCAAGGGATTTTTTTCTTTGAGAAGTTAAACTACTCCCCATAAATCCAATAGCATTATTAATCTCTGATTGTATTATGCCTTTTAATTCTAATTCTGTAACTTTTGCCATATTAAACTATATAATTCGTATTGATTGGAACTTGTTTTTTCCAATTTGAAATTTCTGCACCTTGTCCAATTATGCCAGTCCTAAAACTATCGGCACAATGGGATGCGTAATTGTGCATGGGTTTATTTTTAAAGCATTGGTTTCTATCATCCCACCTTTTTTGGTAAGCTTTTAAAAACTCAATACCTGTTTTGCATTTTTCTTTATCAAACCAACAATTAGGTAAAGATTTTCGTACTGCCTCAATTCCATCTTCAATGGATATTTTTGGAGCTACTTCAAAAGCTATACCTAGCTCTAAAGCACTTTCTAATCTTGATTTACCCATGTTACCAAGTTCCCTTACATTAATATCATGGGGAGCTATGTGTTTTGAATATTCATAACCCCTTTGATCTAAAACTTCTGCGTAATGATCTAAACCATAGCCACTATTTTCATAGTAATCTATTAATCGTATTTCACCTTTATACCTTTGGACAAACCAAATAGATGTACTGTCATTAAGACCTAGATCCCACCATGTTTCAACATCTAAATTATCATCGTAAGGCACTTTGGCAATTCTACCTTCTTTTACCAAACCCTCTATGATTGCACCATAATAAGAACCTGTAATGGCAGCTTGAAAGCTACACTCAAATTCTTGGTCGTACAAATCCTTAGACATGACATCTTTTGCTGCCTTTAATTCGTCATCATCTAAAATTTTAGTTTCACTTGCCTTAAATACACAGGCATACCAATCTTTAGTTTCTTTTGCCTGGTTATATAATTCGTAAAAATAATTTCTTCCTTTTGGTGTTCCTATAAACACACACCAACCTTTTCTGTCTGCCAAAGCTGGTCTTATGACCTCTGGAAAGATTGTAGGCTTAATTGATTGTGTTTCATCAAACACACAACCATCTAAAAATATACCCCTTAAACTTTGATCGTTCTCAGCACCTAGAATTGTTATCCTTGCACCATTAGGTAAATCGCACCTTAACTCAGATTCGTTAAATTTGGTGCCTGGTATCTTTTCTGCATACTGTTTTATGTAATCCCATGCTGTCGCCTTTCCTTGCTTGAATGTGGGCGATAGAAAGGCATATCTAGGGTTAGGCAAAGGATTAGTAAGAGCTGCTTTTAGTATGTGGTTTATTGTGCATACTGTTTTTCCTGCTCTACGATGTAATACTAAAACACTAAATCGGTGCTTATCAATTTGATTGTGTAAAAATTTCTGTAATTCTCTTGGTTTGTATGGAATGACTATGTTTGTCATTTTAAAACAAAACCCCCTAATGTACTGTTACACCTTTAGGAATTGTTAAGCTTTCAATGCCTAAATCATCCATTAGGTGATGTGAAAACTTCTTGCATTCTAATAAATCGTTAAATCCGCCAAAGTGTACTACGACACTATTGCTAGACTCCATTACATATATGATAGCCGAATAACCTTTGTTGCCATCTAAAAAATTGTGCATTGTAAATTCCTTGTTTAACTGTGTGTACTACCCCTAAATTTATTTTTATGTCCATATATGGCTTTGGGGTGTCGGTTCGTTCAAAACCCCCCAAATTCTGAGGTTTTAACTGTAAACTGATACATAATCAGTTGCTTTAGCTATTTTACCTTGAATATTAACACTTTTTAACTCTAGGTATAAAATTGGTATAGCTTAGACCAATAAATCTTCGTAATTAAGAACATTTTGTGAACATTTTGTCTTATTTTTGCCTTAATTCAACCTATAAGACTCTTTGTACTAGATTTATCTGTGATTCAGATGAATCTACACTTATCCCAGCAATATCAACACTTTTATTTATCCCA